CTTCAACTCTGGCCGGGCTGGAAGCGTGCACGTCTTGGTAACTCTAAGACGCGCACCCCAGTTCCGTCAGAGCTGGCATCAATCCCTGCATTCCTGCAAGGTATGATGTGTCAAGTGTTTGACATCGAGAGTGGAAGACTGCTCGACGAGCCCAGCATTGATTGCATCTTTGCGATCAGGCAGTTAACTAGCCTGTTCAAGAAGATCGAGCTCCCGTGTAGTGACTCACGGGTGACTCGCGCAATGCAGGGTTACGTCGAGATCGAACAAGAACTCGAACAGTGGGAAAGTACTATCGAGGAAGAATTCCTTACGGAATTCACCACGATATCCCATTTTCTGTTCGACGAGATCTTCTCGAAAGTAGATCTTATGATCTACAACGGGACGATCAAGCCGCAGCATGGTCCGGGGTCCACTGCAGACGGACTTGTTGGAAACAACAAGTTCCGTATGCAGAAATGGACCTCACGATTGGAGGACGTCTTCCCTTACGGGGAGTTTGCCCTTCCATTGTGGAAGTTCTTCGAACTTCTGGAGCATGTCGAGTTCCTGGAGCCTGGTGCAGAGTTGCCTGTAAAGGTGATCTCTGTACCGAAAACGCTTCGGAGCCCGAGGATTATTGCCATGGAGCCATCCTACATGCAGTTCATGCAGCAGGGTGTTCTCCGTGAGCTTGTCCTTGGTTTGGAAGACCCGAGGAGTCTAGTTTCTGACTTCTTGGGCTTCACGGATCAAGAGCCTAATCGGCTCATGGCACGTGAAGGTTCTTCCAATGGGGAACTAGCCTCTCTTGATCTCAAGGAGGCAAGTGACCGCGTTCCGTATCTGCTTGTAAAGCGGATGCTTGAGAATCATAAGTGGCTTGCAGCCGCTGTTGATTCTACTCGCAGTCGCAGAGCAGAGATTTCCGATTTAGGTCTATGTTTGACAGACCTTCGGAAATTCGCGTCGATGGGCTCCGCTCTTTGCTTCCCCTTCGAGGCAATGGTGTTTCTATCCATTGTCCTTTTAGGGATAACGAAGCAGAGAGGAATTCCACTCTCGCGGGGCCTTCTTCATAGGCTCCGTGGTGAAGTGCGCGTCTACGGAGATGATATTATCGTCCCCGTAGACAGTGTCTGGTGGGTGAACCACTACCTTGATGTTTTCGGTTTCAAGGTAAATGTGGCCAAGAGTTTCTGGAATGGCAAATTCCGGGAATCTTGTGGAGGAGACTTCTATGACGGGCAGGATGTTACACCTGTTCGTCTGAAGAAGGAGTTTCCTTCGTCACCCACGGACGGTTCCAGAGTGGCTGCTTTGGTTGATTTCCGCAATCGCCTGTACTTGCGCGGTATGTGGAAGACAGCCAGTTGGCTTGACGAAAGGATTGAGGTCCTCTTACGAGGCCATTTTCCGATCGTTGAGTCAACGTCACCTGGACTGGGTCGTCTTTCCTTTCTGCCCTATCGGGCGGAGAGAGAGGATGTATACACGCATGCTCCAAGAGTTCGAGCATACGTGTTGAACCCACTCATCAAAGGTCCTAGGATCGATGGTGTGTGGGCCCTGGTCAAGTGTCTTAGTTCTCCCTGCTTGCAGGAAGATCCGAGACATCTGGACCGTTCTGGACGTCCCGTAGCCGTTGGTACCAAGCTACGGTGGGTTTCCCCCTTCTGATATAGGAGGGGGAGGGATCGACCTTGCCGCCAGTTCGCTGGCGTCAGTGCACAGTCACTATTTGTGCACTGGCTAAGCCAGTGTGCGAGTGGTGATTGATCCCAATCGGAATTCTCCTTCCAGATTTTGGCTGGAGACCCGGGAAAGAGGT